TGACAATAGTAGAACCTTTGGGCACAAGCTTAATGGAAAGCATTCTATCTGCTGCTATATCTCTAGATGTGCAAAATTTTTTAAAAATGTGGTATTTCATTGAATTGACGTTTACTGGATATGATGAACACGGCAATGTGATACCAAATGCAGTTGCAGAATCTATGCGGTTGCAGAATGGGGGACGCTGGGTCTATCGTGTTAAAATCACCAATATGGAAATGCATATGGATGAGGGGGGAGCGACATATAATATAGATATGATTCCTCAAGCAATGGAGGGTTTTGATGATGGCCAATGCGGATGTGTGCCAGATACAATAAATGTATCCGGTGGAACTATTAAGGAATTTTGCGATAATTTAGCTACCAATTTAACAAAAGCATGGAGTGATCGTTACGCTGGAGAATTATACAAATTTAATTTTCAGATACATCCTATTAAAGATGTTAATAAAGACCCCAATACTTTTGTTATAGTTCCATCAGAAGATGATCCTATGGATGGCTTATCTTTGAAATCTCAAGTCACAACTACACAAAATGGAAGGGGTGGTTCTGGCCCTACTACTGGTCACAGTGCGGGGACAATTGGAAAAGGCGTAAGAATACCAGATATTATTGGTTACTTGTATGCGCATTGTGATGAAGCTCAGAAGTTGATATTAGATGTTAATCAGCCGGGAGTTTTAGAAGATAGTAAATCAGAAACCAGAGATAGTACATCCGCAACATATAATGGAAAAAAATATAGAATTCCGATAGTACCTATAGTTGAGCCAGAAGTTATTATTACGGGTTATGATGAAATTACTGGCCAATATATGAAAGATATAACATATCACATATATGGATATAGAAACTTCACAACAAATTTAACTCCGGAACAAGATGAAAATCATAATGCGGACCCAAAGGTTTCATATGATATGGTTAGCGATTTATTAAATCGAGGGTTTCTTAAAAAGAAATATGAACATAGATTTACTGGATTAAATACCGAAGTCATTAGATTCGATTTAGATTTCAATTTTGCATTCAATGCTATTCTACCAAAATTTACTGGATGGAATGCGGACGTTAGAGCATATTCTACTCATGCGTCATATAATCCAAATAATAATCAAAACGCCAATAGTGCTATAGAAGCGGCATATAATGAATTAAAATCTAATCCAAGCAAACTTACTATAAAACAAAAATCTAAACTATTATATGCGGCCAACCAAACACTTGATACTTATACAAGTATTGCGACTGCACCATCCTCGGATACTTCAGTTACAGACAAACAACGAAGAGATGCACAAAAACAAGTTTCTATAGCAAAAGATGTGGTGAGTCGGCTCGAAAAGCCAGTTAAAGAATCTAGGACTGCTAGTTTGGCGGCACGGAAAGCACAAATAAATCAACTACATCAACGAGCAAATTTGAGCATATTTGCCGAAGATTTGATGCCCGGAGATAATCCTTTTAAAATAACATATGTTGAGCAGAATAACGAATCGGTTCAAGCATCGGGGACTGGATTTGTTGGACCTTGGCACAAGGGCGCAAGTTTGGTTGGTGCATTATTTAACCAACTCCATCAACCATTAGTTCAAGCGTTGACTTCAGTCAGTTTGGATATTCGAGGAGACCCGTATTGGCTTGGAAGGTCAAGTTTAGAAAAAACTGCTTTCCATAATGGAGCATTAATACCGTCGTCAAAAGATTTGATCGCAGATGGAACAGATGGAGATTGTGCTATGAGTTTAATCTTCAAATTTCCTTATAAAATTGATCCGGTATCTGGTGTACCTTTAATTAGAAGAGATGATGTTTTTACGGGAATATATAGAGTTATCAATGTGAAAAATTCGTTTATTGATGGGCAATTTAAACAAACATTGCAAGGTATAAAGATAGATTTGGCCAGAATAGCACCCAAAATGAAAGCTGGAGACAACATTTCTGCGGATGTTACCAAAGTGAATCAAAGTGATAGTACTTCGCATAGTAATAAGAAATAATAAATTATTTAATATTTCGCAATAGGATAACATACTACTATGAAACTTAATAATACTCCTCGCCAATATAGAACGGATAGCACATTAGGCCATATAAGGGATGCTAACATCTATATTGGGGTCGTGAAACAATATGATGAATCTCAAAGAATGGGGCGACTTGGTGTTTGGATTCCTGAAATATCAGGAGGAGAATCCAATGATCCTAAAAATTGGATTATAGTTAGATATGCAAGCCCATTTGCAGGAGTAACGCCGGTTAGCAATCTTGTTCAAAATAGTACAGTCATGTCTGGTAGCCAACAATCATATGGGTTTTGGATGCAGCCGCCAGATTTGGAAAATCAAGTTCTTGTCTGTTTTGTAAATGGGGATATCGGAAAAGGATATTGGTTCGCGTGTATTTGGCAACAAAATATGAATCATATGATTCCGGGAATAGCGACAGATATTCCAACAGAGCCACCAGAAAACCAATTACGGGATGGTGTAAGTTATCCACCGGTAGTAGAATATAATAAGTGGAGTGAAGAAAATCCAAATAATCCAAAAAGACCAGTATTCACTCCGCTTGATACTGGCTTAACCAATCAAGGTCTTTATTCTGATTCCGAACGAGGACCATCTTCTGCTTCAGCAAGAAGAGAACCACAATCAAAAGTTTATGGATTTTTAACTCCGAGTGGACAACAGATTTATGCTGATGATAATCCAACAAATGAGTATATTCGCCTTAGAACCAAAAGTGGCGCTCAAGTTTTAATTAATGAAACAACCGGGTTTGTTTATATTAATTCAAAAAATGGTAATTCTTGGCTAGAGGTGTCGGACACTGGAATTGATGTATATAGCGCAGGAAGTATAAGTCTCCGTTCCGAAGGTTCAATTAATATTCATTCTGACGCTTCGTTGAATATTGAATCCGAAGGAAACATGAATTTTCGTTCAGGCGGAAATCTATCATTTCAAGCACAGAACCAAATTAGTATAGCAGGAAATAGTGATTTTGCCCTCGATCTTGGTGGTGGATTTAGTATTGCTACTGGAGATAATATTGCCATAGCTGCTTCTGGTAATTTACAATTGGGAGCTAGTGGAGATATAACTTCGGCATCTGGAGGAAAAAATATTAGATCGGCAGCGGCCATATATGATAACTCTTCGACCGCCGCGCCATCACCAACTACGATAGATTTAGAAATTCAGCCGCCACTAACGTTGCCTGATATTAAAGGAACGCCACACGGATATACAAAAACAACTCGAAATACCATTGTCCGGAGATTGCCAACGCATGAGCCATTTGCCGCTCATCCATCAAAAGGAAATTCTCCAGTCAATTCTCCAAGCCAAGACGAATTTCCGTCACTATCAGATATACGTAGAGGACTTTCAAGATCAACTAACCCTGCTCCCGATTTTTCCAGTGTTGGAACTCCTATCGGCATTGATGCTATGCCAAAAGGAAATGCCAAAAAAGTTATTGCGGATAGAGGAGTAAAAATTGCAAAAATTCTTATGCAAAAATACGGTCTTACAGATTATCAAGCATGTGGATTTGTTGGAAATTTATGGGCAGAATCAACTTTACAAGCGATTACTGAAGGAACGCGATCACCAACTCCACCACCCGCGAGTTCAACCAGAATTGGTTATGGCTTAGCGCAATGGACAAATCCCGATAGATTGACAAAGTTTTTAAGTTATTGTTCTGCCAAAGGGCTTTCACCTCAAAGCGATGAGGCAAATATAAATTTCTTATTGGTCGAATTGGATAGCTATAAAAAGCAAGTAATTATTGGATTAAAGAAAAATGGACCAGTATACATAACGAGCGGTGTTTGGAGAGGAAACTTTGATACTTCCAATTTAGAAGGTTGTGCAATTTATGTTATGGCCGAATTTGAAAGACCACGCCCACCCGGCAATGCACAGCAAAGAGTTCAATATGCAGCATGGGTATTGCAGGCCATGGGCAACTCTTCTGGCGCAGTTTCTACTACAACGACAACTGCATCATTAAGTGGAAACAATACTGCGGTAATAGGTGATAGTATTGGATTAGGAATAGCGGGCGTATTGAAACCAACACAAGTTATTGCTGCGGTTGGCGACACAATTCAAAAAGCTTTATCAAAAGCGAAAGCAGTATCTCCTATTACTACTACATATGTGATTATTAGTATAGGAAGTAATGATATTGGAATTTCTAATTCCAATGCACAAAATTTATATACACAATATAGAAGTTGTATTTCCAGCAATAGTAAAGTAGTCTGGGTATTAAGTAGAAAAAATGGAACAGCTAATACTGTTATACAGCAACTTGCTTCACAAAATGGAGATAAAACTATAAATTTGAGCGATTATCCTGTTGGGCCAGATGGAGTTCATCCTCAAAATTATCAAACTATTACCAATGCCATTAAATCATTATATCCATGATTATGGTTGAGTTGCTTTTAGTCCCCAAACTCTGAAATATAATCCGGCAACTCCTGCGCCTGCGCCTGCGCCGCGTTGAATCCATACTTGCATGGAATTTGTATTCAATGAATATGAATTTATCCAATTCGATGAAGTACCAGCCCCCGCTGGTTGTATATCTTGGAAAGTTACACCAAATGGTGCTGTATCAAAACTTATAGGTAGTGGAATATTATATGTTGATTGACCCAAACTTACACCAGTTATATGTCCCCAAAAGTCTAAGAATCCATCATTAGTCCAACGATATCCATAAGTACCAGACCCACTTGAAAGACCACTAAGTGGTTGATTATAAACAAACTTACTATTACTTGGTGTAAAACCTAAGATGGCTAATAAATCAGCTTGTGTTAAATTAGAACCGCCCGTGATACGACCATATTGATCAACAGAAACTTTGTTTACAGTCCCAGAACCAGTTCCTGTTCCGATGACAGGAAGATTTATAGAAGAATTTTGTCCAGCAGTCACGGATAGAGTTGAAGAATTAATACTCTGCACTGGTTGATATCCAAGTATACCCACGATATCGCCATTTGATAGATTACTACCGCTGGTTACTCTGCCATATTGGTCTACAAATACTTTTTCATAAGTTGCAGAAGAAACAATCGATGGTAAATCAACTGATATAGTGCCATTATTTGTAATTGGACTGCCAGATACTCGCAACGTTGAGGTGCTTATTCCTACGCTACTCACTGATCCAGAACTCGGTGTTGGTAGAAAACCCAAAGCTGTTTGAATATCTTGCGCATTTAGAATCATTCCATTAAGAACTCTACCTTTGGAATCAACTTGCACTTTTGGATATGTTCCGGGAGCGACACCGGTCGGTGATAAATTGACAGGAATATTAACTGTTGCTCCACCGTTTAGTGTTGTTGG